ATTAGATTGTATATTAACTTCTCCTACACCATTAGGAGAAATATCTAAGTCGGCATTAGAATCGTTAGTAGATATTACATTATTTTCTATTTCAATGCTGTCTACTTGTAATTTATTTAGAGCAACTACAGTATCGAGTGTAGCAAGATTAAGTATAGGTTTGTCTGTAGAAATAGTGTTGCCGTTTATTGTAATATCTGCTATTTCTGCGACATTATTTACAATTAGGTTGGTAGTTCTAGTAGTACCATTAACGTCTAGAGCGTGCTCTGGATCAGTTTTTTTGACACCGATTCGCTGATTATTTACATCTAAGTATAAAAGGTCGTCTTCAAAGGCTAAATCTATTCCGTTACGAATTAGATTCGACTTTAAGAGCGGACCAGAAATGCGACCAACTGCCATCTCTTCTCCTCACACGGGGATCCTGTCCCTCCAACCTAGTTTTCATCCCTAAGGGCTCTTCGCTGGTTGACCACGGTTTGTCCTGCTAGCCATTGGTCGTGTCTAGCATTAGTAGTATTTATCGTAAGTGAAAATTTATGCTGATTATCCCAAGACTAAAGTGTAGAGTTCTGTAAGTTCGTTAAATTCTTCTTCGCTTACTTGAGCAGAAACTCCTGCTGCAGAAATATAATTGACACCGTCAAAAACTTCTAACAAACTATCGTCGGTATTCCATCTTACACCCCCTGTGGGCGCAGTTGCGTCTTCGTTTGAACTTGCGCCGTATGGTACAACTACACCTGTTGATGTATCAAATTTATATGATCCGAATTCTGTGACATTAAAAGAAAGCAGGCTATTAGTATTTTCGATAATATTGTTTACAATTTTTATATCATTTATGTTAACTGAACCTGTTCCGTTTCTGTCTAAAACTAAATCAGTATTGTTTGTAACTGTAGATATCTGATTATTGTTTACATTAAAATCATCTACAATTATGTTAAAAACTGTTACCTGTTCTGAGTTTACCTCAGAAACTGTTTGATTATTAGCAACAAAAGTTAAACTATTTGTACTAGTGCTTGCTGTTACCGATGTTTTCTTGTCTTCAGAGTAAATATCTTGTAATATAGTTGTACCAGCGCCGAATCCTTTAAAAAAAGATTCTGTTTCATCGAATCTAATTTCACCTAAATTAAAACTATAAGAATTATCACCTACCGGCAACTGCAGAGATCCGGATGATTGTATATCAATGTTTTGATTAGGATTTAGTTCTATGTCTTGGAATACCGTGGACAGTGTGTCATCTATAAAATTTAAATTTTCTATAGAAATAAATCCTGCACCGCTAGTATCGAACACTAAATCGTTGTTATCTGTTTCTATATAGTTTGTATCTATTGATATTTTTGAAATTGTAAATCTAGGCGAATCAACTGTAGAATTAATATCAATATTAGAAAACGAGTCTAAATTTTTAGCATAGAGATTGGTTTTTATGTCGACATCGTTAAAAGGTATCCGTATTTTTCCGATAGAATTTGCTCTTAGTTCTAAGGCACTATTTGTTTGTGTAGTAAAAACAGAGTTTCCTTTGATAGATATATTTTCTAGATCAACATAACTTCCTACATCGATCATTTGTGATATGTCTACAGATTCTGTGATAATGTTATCACCTTGGTTAACCAGATCTTTTTCTAGAATTACATTATTAAATGTTGTTGATTGTAAACTGCTTGATCCTAAAACAGATAGATTATCGTTTATATCAGTATTAGTGCGAGATAGTATTTTTCCGGTCCCGTTTGCTCGTAATTCTAAATCAGCGTTTGTTTCTTTAGTTGTAATGTAGTTTGACTCTATTTCAATACTGTCTATATTTGCTGCAGATAACCAAACAGTGCTCCATTCTTTTAGTTCGCTGCCTAACAAAAACTTAGAATCTTGATCTGGTAAAAAGTCTTGGTTAATGTCTACATTTAGAGAAACAGTATCTGTAGCTTGATTTCCTATAAGGTTTAACGATCCCGCAAAATCTAAATTGCCCGATATTGATAGATTTTGATCTATATTGGTGTTTGAACTTATGTTTAATTCGTTTTCAGGAGAAAGATTAATTTCGTTTGAAAGAGAAGAAAGTAAATTACTAGAAAAATCAAGCAATCCTGTTCTTACCTGTCCAGAATTTATAAGAGTTTCACTTGTACCGTCTACAAACTTTAACTGTGTAAAAGAATCAGCATTAACGTCGCTTGCATCTATAGTAGTTGTTCCTGTATCAAAGTCAACAAAAAAATCGTCTCCTACTTTGTATTTTCCTGATTGATCTATAGAGGTGTAGACTATTCTGCCTCCGTTGAGCTCTTCTATTTGATTGGATTCTATAACAAGAGATTGATCATTGTCTGCTCTGCGTCCAGTGCCTATATAAGCAAAATTGTGATTGATAAGATAGAAAAGACAATCATTGCCATCTGCTATTGCAGCTTGATTACCATAAACATTTGCCGATCCGATCGAACGTAATTCCGCACCGTAAATTAGTGTGCTGCCATCTTCAGATGTTCTGCCGATTGCTCCGTTAAAGCCCAAAATTGCTTTATCAGCAAAATAGGTAAAAGAAGTTAACCATTCTACTCTTACCCCATTTGTCATTACAAGGCCGTTTGAATTTGGTGTTATAAATGTTACTGACTGAAACAGCATTGATGCTGACAAAGAATTAGAGTCAACTTTAGCTCCGTCTAGGTAAGCTCCGCCGCCTGCATCTCCTGCATTAAATCCTCTAGGATCAAATTGTGTTGTTGTTGAGCCGCTTGTAAGAACAGTTACATTTTGAACATATGGAGATCTTTTTGTAATTGTAGTATTGGGTTTAAACTTAAAGGCATAACCAGTATCTGCGTTTCTAAAAAAACTAGAAACGGTTAAATGCTGAACTGTAGTTTCTCCGTCTAGTAAAAAAACGTCATTTGTTTCGAAGCCGGCTGCTGGTTTGATTATGGTATTTCTTATGTCGTATCCGGTAATTGTAACATTATTAGGCACCGATAAAGGTAATTCTTCTTCAAATTCTCCTGCTCCGACAAAGATGGCTACAGGTCCTTGTACACTAGCATCTACTGCTTCTAAAGCTCTCTTTAAAGTTCTATACGGATCTTGAGGATGATCTCCAGTATTGTTATCGTTTCCTTTTATATCTACAAAGAATATGTTTCCTTGTTTAAGTGTATAATTTATATCTCCTACTACAATGTTAGTTGTAGTAATCGTTTCGCCATTAACTAGCCTAGTATAAAGATCTTTCCACTGTTTATTTTCGTTTCCTAAACTTGCCGAATCATTAGAGTTTGGTATTATGTCGCTGTCAATATCGCTATTAAAATCAACAGTATCTTGCGATTGATTATCACCAAAAATTATAGTTCCGTCGAACGTTATATTTCCAGGAGTGTAAATATTGCCTTCTACATTAAGATTAGATTTGATATTTGTACTACCGGTTCCGTTAGGGATTAATTCTATATTTTCGTCTTGTTGTCCTCCGGTAATAACATTATCGTTAATATGAAATGACGGAAGTTGTAGAGTGGGTATTTTTATTGCATCTTTTGCGTCTAAGAAAATATTCCCAGATAAAGCAGTTATAGTGCTGTCATTAATTTCAAATCCTGCTGCAGATATGCTATCTGATATAGTATGATTTGTTTTTGTTGTTCCTAAAATAAATGCGCTATGAGTGGGAGAATCTGTGTTTATGCCAATTCTCTGAGAATTTGTATCTAGATATAGTAAATCTGTTTCGAAAGCCAGATCTATGCCGTTACGAACAAGGTTACTTTTTAAGACTGGTCCTGATATGCGCCCTACTTGTGCCATTCAAATCTCCTGACACAGTATTTATTGGAATTATTTGTCGAAGTTATGTAACACTGTTATAGGCTTGCCTAAATCCGGAGGGGATGTAAATTTAAGATACCATCCGTCTGCGTAAGGAGCATTAGGGCCTGTTAAGTTGCCACTTATACTTTGTTCGAGAGTATAGTTAGTTCCTGATATTTGAAAAACATTTTCTACCAAAACTAAAACGTTTTGAGCAGCAGCCGGCACAGGAAAATCTTCATCGCCCGAAACTAGAGGTCCAAATACTGTTTCGTTTGCATCTCCGTTTCCTAAATTTTGTTGAACAATTCCAGGATCTTGGTTAGGTTCTTTAAATCTTAACTCTCTCCATGCGCCGTTTTGATAAACTTCGAATTGATTGTCGTCTGTGTTATACCGCAAGTGACCATTTGTAGGAGATTGAGGTCTTTCTGCTTCTGAACCTTTAGGTATCAAAAGCACATTGGCACTGTCAACAATTACTTGATCGTTGATGTCGTACTTTACGCCTCTTCCGTAGATATTACGTAAGTTCGTATTCTGTGCTTTTATTAGCCTCATTATACTTCCAAATAGCTTACTGTTACAGCTAAATCTGTAAATTCGGAGCCTACGTCAGGTTCTGCTTCAAAGCTCAAACTGTCTCCTTCACCTAAAACTATCCTTTCGGAATCAAATGTAAACGTCTCTGTAGGTGGTAAATTAAGCTGTTTTACAACTATAGTAAGTTGTGATCCTAGTGCCTGTCCAGATTTAATAAAGTGCATATCGAAACTAGCTGAATTTGTAGAACTCGTATTACAAACTAAGATATTAGTAATTGCATAGCTTTTACCGGCTGGTACTACTAGGACGTCTTTTTGGGTGGTTGTTAATCTTGCGTTTTCTATTGCCATGTTTTTACCTTAAAACAACATTGAAAATAGTAAGGATCTATTCTTACTAATTATTTCGTCTCTTATTTCGTTACTATTTACATAGTATAATCCGGTTTTTCCTGTATTAGGCTGACCAGTGTATAACCGAATTCCTTCGCTAGGAGGCAGAGGTGGATTTGTTAAATCTTCATCGTACGGGATAGAAGTAATTTCTAAAATATCGTCAATTTTCACCGTTCCTTCACCGGAAGATTTTAATGTCAACGTTTGATTACTTGCAGTAGTAAAAATTTCTGATCCGCGAATTTCTATGTCTTCTAGATTAATTCTATTAGAATAAAAATTAGCATTGTTTACCCCTTCGGCAGTAATTTTAATACGTGTTTCTTCAAAAGTACTTTTTTGTATTGTTCCAGAATTTTCTATATAATTAGAAATGTCACCGCCCGGAATACTAATATTAAGTCTTACTACATTAGGACTAATCACTTCAACTACCGGTATATTTGTGCTGTTAAGACCTTCTACAGGATCTCCGTTTGCCTCTACTCCAAAAATTGTAACAGTGTCGGTATCTGAAAAACCGTGTCGATCCTCTGTTTGTATAATTGTGGTATTATTGCCATCTGGATTTATTGCCACAATATTTAACAAAGGATGTGTCTCGTCAATTGTTTCTACAGAAGTGTTACCTTCAGCGATTATAGGGCGAAGTATATCTTCAAACGCATAATCAAAAAAATCAACAAGAGCTCTTGTATTTGGTATGCTATCATCATCTTTTATGATAAGACCATTGCTATCCGGTGTTATTTTATTATTTTCATAATTAAAAATTCTCTGTTCATAATTATTTGTGTTAGTAACAGAAATAACACCTGCACCTGTATCAATGTACAAATCACCTTGCGCTACAATTCCTGGTGTATTAATTGGTAGTTTTTGAAATCCCTGCTCGGCATAAAATGTTCCGGTACCTGGAAACGATCCTAATTGCCAGGTTACATTTTCATCGTAGATCCATCTAGCATTAACTAGAGAACCTCTATCTATTTCTATACCTGACTTTTTATCGAATACTTCAGGCACACCTGCAGTTTTATCTTCTTCTGGTATGTCTGCCTGTGAACTAACTACAATAACATTATCATCTATCTGCAAATTAGTAGAATTAACGGTAGTAGTAGATCCATCAACTTGTAAATCACCAGTAATTACAACGGTGCCGGCATCGTCACCGGTGTCAAGCGTAATCGTACCGCCGGATACTACTGCTATTTTGTAATTGCTATCGTAAGATTTTAAAACTTTAGGCATTTGGTGTCCTTAAAAGATAAGGGGAGCGAACTCCCCTATCATTATACAGCAGTTAGAATAATAGTGTTGCCTATGGTGCTATCTTCGCCTGCTTTAGCACCGACATACCATGTGTAAGCATTAGAATCAAAATCGTAAGCCTTGCGACCTGAGATCTTTCTAATTGCAACACCGTCGCCTGCACCGTCGACATAGCCTTTGAGAACCATTTCGCCTTCGTTGAGAGCAGATTCTCCGTCTACTAATTTGCAGGTTCCGTCGCCGTCGCTTGTTCTTACAATGAAACGACGAGCTGCTCTTTGAGCAAGGATAAATGGAGTTGCATCGCCTGCAGAGTCTGCATTACCGCCGACAATTCTTGCTGCATCAACTGGCATGTTGAAGCCTTGACGATATTCTTGAACGTTTCCTGTTAGTGTGTTGCCGTGTTGATCTTCACCGTCTAGGGATGGTGCTGTGTTTACGTCTGGACGAGTCGTTGCATCATTGATAGGTCCAAACATTCTTCTTGATAATGGTCTTCCCATTTGTTTTCTCCTTCGTTAGAAGTCCGATGCAGGTTCTAGCTGCTACGCTGTGGGTACAGCATAAGTCCGCCTTGCGGCACACTTATAGACAAATGTATTTATCAGTCTAGGAGAGAACGCACAGTTTGTTCAATGCGTCCAAAATTGTAGACGTGTATTCTTTGATTTGTTATGCTGTCAACAAATGCTTTAGTGTTAAATCCTTTTTGGTTTATATATTTGACTCCAGATAAATTTTCAAAAAATATCTTTACAGTCTTATTTGCTCCGCATATTTTTGCAAATTTTAAAAGGGTTTGTATTGAACAATTGCTAGGAACACCAATTCTAGTTGCGTCTTGGAATTGGTTCAGAACATTTACTTTGAGGCATAATTGAGTAATACCTTCTGAAAAAGATGTATATTTTTTCTTTCTAACCTCTAATGCAGTTTCTTTTTGTGGATATACGCCGCATAATTTTCTAAAAGAAAATGTTTTTAATTCTTGGCAAATTTGATAAGACGATGTATATCTAGCGCCGTGCCTTTTATCGCCGCCTATTATTAAAATAGTGTCTACGCCTTCTTCTTTAAATGCTTGACAGGAATTTAAAAGTTCGGCTTCCGAATACAAATTTCTTGCTGCAATGTGTGGAACTGCTTTTGAAACACCTGCTTGATCATTAATTTTTTTTACTGCGTCGATAGCGCGTGTTAACGGCTGTGTAGGAAGATGTGTTATTGTAATTTGGTCGCAAGAATTTACAACATATGCAGGTAGTGTTTGAGAAGCAGTTTGTTCTACGCTGAGAAACATTGCCGTTTCCTTTTACAAAAGTATATTTATTGATAGGTCAAAAAAATAGGGCCCGAAGGCCCTATTCCGAATATTTCAAAATATTCTATTAGCTGAAGCTTACATCTCCATTGGAAATCGCAACCTTACCGAGGTAGTCAGCTGCGTTGCCGAGGGACGATGCTGTGTTGGAAAGCTCAACGTAGCCATAACGTGTCATGAATGATACGACTGGCTCGAAGGTGCTTGGATCCAATACAACTCCGGAGCTCATTAGCGGAATGTATGGGCAGTAGAATGCTGCTGCATCACTCTCGCTTGAACCCTTATAGCCAACTAGCACTGGTGCGCTATCGCTTGCATATGTGTTAACATATACGTTCATTGCGTTGTTTAGCGTACCAACCATCTTGGTGTTAGTTGGTGCTTCGAACGTACCTTCTGTGGTGCGTGCAAAAGCTGATGTTGTTGCGCTCTGTAGAATTGTAAGAGCGAAAGGTGAAACAACAGCCCAGTTACCTGCGCCACGACGTGTACGCTGAGCAATCAAGTTGCTTACTCTGTTGATCTGAACAGCTAGAGCAGCGTGTTCGTCACCAACGAAAGTAGCAGTACCTGATACTGCTGTCTGATCATAAGTTTCAGAAGCAGCGCCTGCTAGATTGTTTAGGGAAGCAAGAACTTCCTGATCAATTTCAGCAGTAATTTCTTGTGCTAGAGCAGCCATAACTTCTGCTTCTACGTCGATGCCGTGCTGTGCCTGAGCATCTTGAGCAGATTCGAAAGTCCAGCGTGCGCTGAGCTTACGAGTTTTGGCTTCTACAGTTTGCTTCAAGATTTGAATGCTGAGTCTGTTACCTGCTTGGCCTTCTAGGCTTGAAGTAGCAGCAGCACTTGCTGGATCACTTTCGTTACCAGAATATGCTTCAGCAATCTTGAATGGTGAAAGTGCTTCTTCACCTGCTGTTGTGCTTGTACCAGTACCTGCGTCAACAGAGTCAGCATAACGTACACGAAGTGTATGAATCTGACCAACTGGTCCTGTCATTGGCTGAACACCAACGAGTTCGTTAGCAATGACGGTTGGCATAACACGTCTAATTACTGGTAGGATAACTCTGTTAAGAGTTGCAACATTACCGGCAGAAGTAGCACCCGCTGTAGCACTTTCTGACAAGTACTGACGAGTGTTTTCAAGAGTAGTCTCCATGATCTTGGCCTTGTTACCGTTTAGGCCTTCCATGAGTGCTTTCTTGGTGTCCTGCCAGCGACTTTCTAGTAGTTCTGACATTTTTAGTCTCCTTAGTTAATTCCTGCTAAACGACGAAGATCTACTACATTACCGTCGTTTGCTTTTGTTTGTTTTGTGACTGACTCATCACGATTGCCTGTTACTTCTGTGCCTTCTGTTAGTGGTGCCTTCTGCTTCGCTGGAGTATTACCGTCAATCACTGCCGGTAGGTACCTATCAAACGCTTTGCGTAGCTTTGGCGTTTGAACGCTTTCCAGTAAGTCTGTCATGATATCTTTTTGATCCTTTGATAAAGGAGCAATTAGTTCATCAATTGTTTTTTGCCTTTCAGCTGCTTCAACAAGACGCTTCTTCTCGGCTTCTTTAGCTTCGACAAGCTTCTTGGCTTTAGCTGCTGTGGCTTTTGCTTCTGCAAGTTGTTGATCCTTGGTGTCAAGAACTTTCATCAACTTAGCAGTTTCTGACTTCTCATTCATATAGGAAGTAGCATATTCGTTAGCAAATGCTTCGAATAGTCTACGACCAAAGTCATTCTGTCGTGCAGTTTCGATGTCTTCCTTGAGCTGAGACATTTCTTTGGTAAGACCTTTCTCAACTGTCTCAGCGACCATCTTAGCACTTCTCTGCACAAAGCTCTTTTGAACTTCGGCAAATTTTTGCTTTGCTTCTTTGACAAGCTTAACCTTGGTTTCTGCAAGGTCTTTCTTGTCTTCGTAAAACTCTGCAATTTCTTTAGACAGTGCTTCAACTACGAATTCCTCAAGCTTACCGAACTTGTCGGCCATTGCTTTTTGGTCTTCGTGTAGCTCTGAAATCTCAGAAGCAAGTTGCTGTTGAACAAAAGTCTTAAGCAGGTCTGCGTTTTCACGCATTTTAACTGCATACTTGGCTTTTGCTTCAGCAAGTGCTTTGCGGTCTTCCGCAAACTCTTCGATTTCAGAAGCAAGACGCTCGGATACCATTTGATCAACTGCTTCAACCATTGTCTGCTTGTCGTGTTCGTATTTTTCAGCGAACTCTTCACGCAGTTCAGCAGTTACCTGCTGGCGGTTTTCTTTGATCTTGGCTTCCCAAGCTTCTTCTATTTGAGCACGCACGTCTTCAGAAACAACATCGTTTTCGAATAGAGTTTTTAGTGCGTCCAACATATAATTTCTCCTGTTATTGGAGTCTGTTGATTATATTAATCAACGATTCTTTTAGATACTTTTGTGCCTTGGGGTCTTCTTTAGTTGCCTGTGCAATTTCATAAGCCTTATACCCACCGCGGGCATTCATAAGATGCTCATAAATGGGCGTTGGGTAAGCCCCAGGAGCACTTGGTTGAGCGACAACATCTACTGTAATAATTTCGAAATCCGAAACTTCATTGCGTCCGTCTTCGCTCACATTACCTGAACCCCTAGAGGAGACACCAAGTTTCACACCGCTTTCAAGCATTGTGCGAACCAGTTGTCCCATAGGGGTTGGCAAAATCTTCATCTTACCGTAACCGTTAGGACCGTCCATCCACATTTCTGTAATCATGTGACTTACACGGTCTAGATTTACAGTTAAGCCGTCGGGATGATCTACTTCACCTAGAACTGAATATCCTCCGCTTATTTGATCGTTGAGAGTTTTGACAGCCCTGCCAATCTCATTTACAGGGTATACGCGCTGGTTAGCATTGCGCACACCTCCTTGAATACAAATACCTTTCATGTAAAGGTCTTTGCCTTCGTTGGCATTCTCTACAACAATGCCTGCTTGATCAAAGGATAATTGTTCTGTGAGTGATTTACTCATCCGTTACGTCCTTATTTGGATCCTAGTGTTGACTGTGCGTCTGCACCGCTTTCACCGGAACCTTTCTTTTCTGCGCCGTGACCTTTAGGCATGTTCTTCATTGACTTGCCTGCTTTTCCGCCTGGAACATTTACATTACCTGTGTTCATGTCTTTGGCAGATGTGTCACTAAGTGCGGAACCTTTCATTGCACCGCCAGCGGAGCCTGCTTCGCCTGCTTCTGCTGTGTCGTCACGAGCAATGTTTTCTGCTGTGCCGCCCATGTCGTTAGGACCGGCAACTGCGCTTTGAGTGTTAGCACCGTCGTCGCCCATCTTAGCGGTGACTTTTTCTACATACTCACGCATGGTTTGTAGTTCGTCCATTGGCTCAAAAGACTCTTCTTCAGGCTCTTCGCCTTCGTCGTCTTCTTCGTCGCTCATGTCCATATCCATGTCCATGTCGCCTTCTTCTTCGTCACTTTCTTCTTCACCGTCCTCGTCTGACATCATCTGTTCAAACTCGGCTTTAAGGTCGTCAAGTGCGTCTTCAAGGTCAACAACTCTGTCTTCGAGTTCTTCTTCACCTTCGCCGCCTTCTTCGCTATCGTCCATGTCAACGTCCATTTCGAGATCATCTGTCTCGTCGCCGCCCATAGCAGCTATTGGATCTTCTTCGTCGTCTTCTTCGGCGACTTCAAATTCATCAAGGTCAAAATCTTCTGCGACTTCTTCCTCTTCTTTCTTCATTTTCTTTTTCTTGCTGTAAGAGCCTTCTTTGGTCTCTTCTTCGTCGCCGTCATCGTCTTCGTCGTGATCTTCGGCTTCTTCTACGTCTTCGTCGTAGTCTTCAGCTAAAAGGTTTTCGTAGATCGAACGAGATTTTTCAACTACGATCTCGTGGAATAGTTCTTCAGCACCTGTCTTGTCTTCATTGATAAGGCGCTCAAGCATTTCTTCAAATTTGTTCTTGTCTGCCATTTGTATACTCCTGTATTTGTTACCTAAGGCTAGGCTGTCAATATTATTTACATATAAGCACTAAAACCGTGGGGATTTCGGCTCAAAACGAGCCATTTTGATGAGAATTTACTTTAAATTGAAGATTTTTTCAAAATCTTCACGAAAAATTGTTTTAAAATTGTCAAATCTATTTAGTTCCTCTGGACAGTAATTTTCTGATGTTATTACTCTATAATATTGAATATTTTTGTGTTCTTGAACTACATTTTTTGTTTGTCTTAGCCAATTTCCAAAATAGGTCGCACTTTCTGAGCTGCGTTTATAATTCATAGAATCGGCATACACATTATTAAATTTCTGACCGTCGCTAAGTCCTTTGTAGTCAAATCCTAAAATATAAATTTTTTCATACCAGTGTTGAGAAGCAAGCCAAAGAGCAGTAGGTCCAGAGCTCCAACCTTTTGAAGGATAAAAATAATTTAAGTTTTGTATTTTAGCATAACTTTTGTTAGGGTTTGTCCAGACTTCGTTTCGATGTTGGTAACCTGCTTTATTAATTTCGAGAACCATTTTCACATCTACTGCTACAAGATAATTAGGTTCAAATTCTCTATACAGAGCATTACAACCATAGACAACACCATACTGCTTTAGAGCGTGCAGATCTATATTTTTGCGGCTGACGCCGTTGCCTAACACAAAAGCACAGCTTGATCTATTCTTGTCTACTGGAGGAGGAGTTTGCTGGGCAAGTATTTTGGATTGCTTTTCTCTGCGTCTTTCTTCACGCAGTTTTCGCCATTCTGATTTTGTGTATTGAGATTTGTCAATCTTTGCCATTTATAGGACGGCGCCTTCTTCCTCTTGGGCAGCAGCACCATACATCTGGCGAACAAAATCAAGTTCTTTTTCTTTTTCTTGAGTATGTAATTCTGCGGCTTTTCTTACTCTATTGATCTGTTTTAGAGTAAGACGAGTTTTTCTAACATCGTCTAGATCAACAATAGAATCGTCATAGGCAGGATCATACCTATCGTTCTGAGTAGGTTCCATTGTTTTTCTGTCAAAGTAAAATAGTTCGCGCAGTATCATAGTAGTATTTATTACGGGGAAGGTGATCCGCCTTCTGGTGGTGCTGCTCCTTGCTCTCCGCCCAGCCCGGTATCTGTTGCTGTTTCTGGTCCTTCTGCGTCTAATCCGCCTTCTTCTCCGCCTTCTGCTGGTGCTTCGTCTTCTATGCCTTCGAGATCGTCTGAAATACCTGCAGAACTAATTCCCGCGCCTCGCATTTCAGCAGAAGCGTCTGACGGTGCTGCGTCAAGTGTTTCGTCATTTTCTTCACGCCATAGTTTTTCGTTTTCTGCAACTTCTTCGTCTGTAAGTCCAAGAAAGCGTTTTAGTGCAAAACGATTTGAGATGTAAGGTATTGCTGCCATTTGAGTAAATGTAGGCACACGAGAGTTATCAAGTTCTGCTTGCCTGTAAGAAGCAAAGTTTTGAGGTGGTTCGAATTCCAAGTCAAACATATTGGTATCGATATTGACACCTTTTTCTAACAGATAGCGTTTAAACTCTTCGTTGAATCCTTCTATCAGTAAGCCTTGCAGTCGTTCGCAGTAGGTATTGAAACGCAATTCCTGAATATAAGCAGTGCCTACTCTACCGTCGTTATAGGAAGTAGCACCGTCTTCTGCGCCTGTTGGCAGATAAG